AGAACCTTCAGCTACATTATTGCAGTTGATGGGAATTGTAGTAACAGCAGGACAGAGATTCGCGTCCATTGCTGACATGCAGGTCGGTGACGGGAACCAAGGCGCAGCCGTTGGTACGACCGTAGCTCTTTTGGAACGTGGTTCAAGGGTGATGTCAGCAATCCATAAAAGACTATATGTAGCCCTAAAACAAGAATTTAAATTACTAGCAAAAGTATTTGCTCAGTATCTACCACAAGAATATCCTTACGATGTTGTTGGTGGACAAAGAAATATTAAAGTAGCAGATTTTGATGAGAGAGTAGATATTTTACCAATTGCTGATCCAAATATTTTCTCAATGTCACAAAGATTAACATTAGCTCAAACTGGATTACAGTTAGCAATGTCTAATCCTCAAATGCATAATATGTATATGGCATTTAGAAAAATGTATGAAGCATTAGGAATAAAAGATATTGATAGAATTTTACCTCCACCAGCACCCAATGCACCTAAAGATCCTTCTTTAGAACATATTGATGCTTTAGGTGGAAAACCTTTTCAGGCTTTTCCTGGTCAAGACCATAGAGCACACGTTACAGCTCACTTAAACTTTATGTCAACTAACATGGTTAGAAACAATCCAATGGTTATGGCTGCTTTACAGAAAAATATTTTAGAGCATATTAGTTTAATGGCTCAAGAACAAATACAATTAGAATTTAGAGAACAGTTACAACAATTGCAAATGATGCAACAACAAGCTGCAACTAATCCACAACTGCAACAACAAGTACAATCTATAACACAACAGATTGAAGCTAGAAAAGCTGTATTGATTGCAGAGATGACTGAAGACTTTATGAAAGAAGAAAAGAAGATTACATCTCAGTTTGATCATGATCCATTGCTTAAACTTAAGTCAAGAGAAGTTGATTTAAGAGCTATGGAGAATGAACGTAAGAAACAAGAGATGCAGAAGAGACAAGAAATTGATCAAGCTAAATTAGTTCAAAATAGAGATATTAATGAAGATAAGCTTGAACAAAACGAAGAATTAGCTGAGTTAAGAGCTGATACTTCAATTGAAAAGCAAGAAATGGCAAATGAGAATAGATTGACACTTGCTAAAATGAAACCAAAGAGTATAAGTAAATAATTATGATGAATTATAAAAAAGGTGGCAAACCTTGTAAGATAGAAGATTCTAAAAAAGTTGTTGATCCTAGATCAGAAACTAGCTTTAGAGGAAAGTCTTATTTAGCAGTTGGAAATAAACAAGCTGTTAAAGGTAGTGGAGCTGCTAGAAAACAAAAACCTGTAACTTGGGTATAGTATGTGGCTATCAGCAATTAAGCTTGCTTTAAACGCTGGCACGCACATCTATAAGAAAAAACAAGAAACTAAGATGGCTATGGCCGATGCACAGCATATGGCAGCCACTAAGATGGCCCGAGGTGAGACGGAATACCAGGGCAAACTTTTAGAAGCACGTCAAGCAGATTATAAGGACGAGGTGGTTCTTGCGATATTAACGTTGCCCATTTTGGTGCTTGCTTGGGGAGTCTGGTCAGATGACCCGGCTGCTATGGAGAAAATAAAAACCTTCTTCGAACATTTCCAGGCACTGCCGAGCTGGTTTACAAATTTATGGATCCTTGTCTGCGCGAGTATTTTTGGTATAAAGGGAACACAAATTTTTAGAGGAGGAAAAAAATAATGGGTGTTTGGAATAAAGCTTGGAAAGTTGGCAAAGAGGCTTTCAAAAAACAAAAAACTACTGGTACAGAAGTTACTAAATCTTTTAAAGCAAGTGTTGGTGACATACCTTCAAGTAAATTAAACATTGCAGTACAAAAAAACAAAGCCTCTACAGCAAAATTAAAACACACGATGTGGCAAAGTAAAACAGGTGACTGGAAGAAAAAAGGTTTTACGTTTAATAAAAAAATTACAAGAACTAAAACTAGTGACGAAAAAAGATACGAAGAAGCACAAATAAAAAAAGACTAATGGTAAACCCAAGATATAAATCTTTTAATGGTAATTCTAGAAAGCCTGTTAAGAAACAGGCAGAAGTAAAATTAAGCGAAACAAAACAAGATTTTTTATTTCCTGAAAAGGAAACATACATTGGATCACATATTAAAAGTGATTTAGCTGGTGAGCCCGTTTCAAATAAAAGCTACGAGGAATATTATAAAGATTTAGTATGAATTTAGAAAACGTAATATATAAATTACGCAGAGCTTTGGATAACAGAATTAACTCATTATCAATCTCTATAACGTCTGGTGGGGTTGACAATATGGAAACATATAAGTATATTATCGGACAAATAAACGCCCTAGAGGCAACTAAACAGGAACTCTCTAACCTGCTTAATGAAAAGGAGCAAAATGAAGGAACAGTCGTCGACATCAACACAAAAAATTCACTTACCAAATAAAGATTTAGTTGGTCTAAAAAGATCAGAAGAACAAAAAGAAGTTACAAACGAAAAAGCAAAATTACCACAACCGACAGGTTGGAGACTTATAGTCTTACCATTTAAAATGGATGAAAGAACTAAAGGTGGAATCATTATGAATGAAACTACTTTAGAAAAACAACAAGTTGCATCACAGTGTGGAAACGTACTAGCTATGGGACCACAATGCTATAAGGATAAAGAGAGATATCCAGAAGGACCGTGGTGCAAGGTTGGTGATTGGGTGATCTTTGCGCGTTATGCAGGATCACGTATACAAATTGAAGGTGGAGAAATTAGGTTGTTAAATGAAGATGAAATTTTAGCAACCGTCAAGAATCCAGAGGATATCTTGCATAAATACTAACATAGATAAGGAGAACTATGCCAGAAGCAAATAAAATAAAACAAGAAGATCCAAAGGTGGAATTAGATACTTCAGGACCTGAAGTAGATGTAACTTTACCAGAGGAAAAAACGGAAGAAGTAGTAGAAAACAAGGAACAAGAAACAAAAGAAGCAGAAGTAAAAGAAGTAGAAAAAGAAGAATCGGTAAAAGAAATAAAGAAGGAACAAAAAGAAGATGATTCTAAACTAGAAGAATATA